GGATGGTCTGTCCTGATCTCCTCGACCCTCTGCTGGGCTATAAAGCCCCTCTCTGCCAGTGCCAGTTCACGCTCAGTCTGCATCTGGGCTAGTTTAAGTTCCTGAGCCTTATCTGCCTTGTCTTGGAAGAAGTTCAGTACCTGTGGCAGCCCAGAGGCAAAGAAGCCGATAGCGGAGGATATAAGCGATAGCATTACAGGTGTCCTTTAAAGATGTAGTAAGTAGTGACTATGAATAGCGATGCTAAAAAGCAGTAAATTTTGAGTTCATTGAGTTTCTTTAGGTCTCTGCCAAACTCATCAGTTAGGTTCTTATTATCTGCCAAGATACGCTGTTTAATGGCTTCTACCTCAGTCCAGGCAGCAGGACCGTGCTTCTCGATGATGTCTCTTTTGAGTTCTTCTTCTATCTGCTTAATTTCGTACAACCCACGCCATTCCTCAACGGCAGAGAACACAGAGGTATCTTTGGGCCTGTTTAGCTGTTTCTTACGGAAGGCGGCTCTGGCCTGCACATCAGCCTTGCCAAGGTCTTGAATGTCCTTGGTGACTGACTCCAGTTCCTTACCTACCGCCAATGCCTCTTTGATGCCAGCGACAGCAGCCTTGGCAACTTGAGTGACTGGTTCGCTCATGTTACTGGCCTACTTCTGCTTCTAACCGCTGTAACTCTTCTTTCTCTGCATCTGTTAAGCCAACTGGCTGTGCCTTCTGTTCTGACTTGGCAATAAGGTCATCAGCTATAATACCAGCACGTTCAAAAGCCTGTGTAGCCTTTAGGAATAGATTTCCACTTATAGGAATACCAGACTGTTGGGATTTAATAATACCTAAGGCGGCATTAGTTGCCTCAGGTGATGTTGCTGCTTTTGCCCAGAAACGAGGACCAAGAAGGATAGTGCCTCCAAGCAAAGCAGTCTTGATTGGGTTATCAGCGGCAACGCCTCTAGCTTCGTCACTAAGCACTAAAGCACCAACTGAGCCAAGAGCACCAATGGTCTGTGCCTGTTGTGCAGCCAAGAACAGCGGAGCCGTAGCACTAGGTTGTACTTCTGACAGTCGAGCAGCTTCTAAGAGAGTTTTAACACGCCCTTGAACAGCCTTTGGTAGAACTGCCTCAAATGTACGGCGAACTGCCTCATCGTTCTTAATCTTATCACCTAATTTGGCAAAAGAATCATCAGACTTAAGAAGATTCTCAAGGTATCCACGCTGTACGGACTCTAGTGTTTGCTGTACATTAAGTTTAGGATTTAACTGTTTTGCTTTTCCTAAAGCCTGTTTTGCCTCTTCCCAAGCAGTTACGTTACCGTTTTGAAAGATAGATTTGCCAACAAACTCTGGATCTTTATTGAGTAACTTTGATGCCGTATCTGAATACAAATCCTGAATACTGTCCCTATAGAACTTAGAATAGAACTTGTATTGCTGTGCTAGATTGCCAGACTGCTCTTCTGCAAGTCTTCCCTCAAACGGAATTGCAGTGCCAGAAAACTTAGAACCGGCAACATCCATTTGTTTCTCTAGGTCGCTTACTAACTTACTTAGACGAAAGACCGTCTTAGAATCTGGCTCTGAGGACCTTTTCAGATCACGAAGAGTTGTCTTTAGTGATGATGCTATATCGTGTGCCTGAGCAAAACCAATGTTATCAGGCAACACATTTATTGCTTCAATGTATCCACGCTCTTTGGAACCTAGTGTTAAACCGCCAAGAGCATCAGCAGATTGTAGAACTTTTGTGGCATCTCCTTTGATACTAGAAAGAGATACAGGTTGCTGTGCAATCTTGGGGGCCTTATCTAAGGCCTCATAGAAGGGTCTAGTCAGGCTTTTTAGAGCATCATCGCCTTCTTGGATCGCCGTAGCAAACTCTTTACCAGTTTGTAGACTGTCATAAATTCTGGTAGATGTCTCATCAAGGGCTTTATTTTTAGCACTAGCAATAGCCTCAACGTTTTTTTCAGCAGCCTTTTCAAACACAGGCTTACCAGTAAAGGAACCTCTGGCTAGTGACTCTTTAAAACCAGACCAAGAATCTTTAGTGGCTTGAAATGGTGTTAGTGTTCCACCGCCCTCTTGTAATAACTTCTGAGCAGCTACAATAGCGTCTTCTGGGGGTGTTCCAGCGAACCTTTTAGACAAGGCATCTTTTGTAATCTGAAAGGCCCTACCACCGGCACTAAACACAAGATTACCTATGCCGTCATAAGCAGCCTGCTCAACACCACCACGAATAATACCTAAAGTTGACCGAACAGATGGCGAAACACCCTCAATACCCATCTTTGCCGCTTCGCCTGTAGCGCCACCTAAGCCAGCACCAATCATGCTACGAATAGCAGCAGACCCCAAACCAGCCCCATATTCTACACCAGGGGCACTTCTTGTTAATAAACCACCAGCAACACCGCCTATCATTCCACCTAATGATGGTAGGCTTTCTACAGCCGCTTGCTTTAACTCTTGTGTAAGTGTTTTTGGCCTAGTATCTCTGACCATAACAGAATTACCAAGTTCTGCCTCAAGCCTTGTTAGTTCTTCTTGCTCTTGGGGTGTTAACGCCATTACTGGCCTCCTTGTTTTTTCCGCAACTCATCTATCCGTCTTTGTTTGGCTTCACGCTCACTAAGTTGTCTTTTAGCCTGGTCTATTGCCTTTTTACGGTTTTCAACAAAGTTAAACTTATTTAAATCACCACCACTAGCAACATATTCCTGAGCAGACTGATTCTCAATATCAGCGGCTAAAGCATCTGTACGAAGACGCTTAGTAACAGTCCGTAAAGTATTAACAGTAAAGTTACCAGTTCCGATAGCCTCACGCAAGAATGCCAATTCCTTCTCAGACAACGCACCCGGAAGACTACGAGCCTGTCCCTGTGCTAACTGGGCAAGTAACTGTTTTAATTGCTCTGTGTCGGATGTTCCAGTAACAGTAGCCCCAAAAGCCTCTGCAATCTGACCAACACGCAACTTAGCATCTGATCCAAAACCAGTAAATGCTGTATCTAAAACACGGTCAATAGAATTGGCTGTTTCAATTGTTTTAGCACCCTGAAGAGCAGCTTCTTCAACTTTACCAAGTTGTGTGGCTTTTCCTGGCAATGTTGCTTTCTCTGTGGGTGTTTGAGGAGGAGCACCGGCAGCGGCTTTTTTACGCTCTGCTTCATCACGCTCTGCTCTAAACCGTCTAGCGCCTTCATCGGTACCGAACTGTCGTACTAATTCATTTAGACGAGTACGATCAGCAATGGTTAGAGGTGCCTCTGTTTTCTCCCTAGTTGCTTGGGCCAATGATGCTATACCAGCAGCCTGTCTCTGGAATCCTTGCATCCGTTCAGACTCCAACTTAGCAGCCTGTTGAGCCGCCTGTTGAGCCAAGGTAGTTACACCCAACCTAGCCGCAGAAGAAGATAACTTTTTAAAGAATTCTGGTGAAGAAGCATCGTTACCTGAGGCCTGTAAGGCTTCTTGGTAGGCTTGCTGACCCAACTGTGCCTGCTGTAGTCTTGGGTCCTGCACCGAAGGAAGTCCAAATAAAGTATTGACAACACCACCCAAGGCCTGACCCATTTGCTGGCCTGATCTAGCAGCACCAAGATTAATAATCTGCTGAGGGGTTAACTTAGCCTGCTCTAGTAATCCACGCTCACGTTCAGCCTCGATAGCCTGCTGTATCAACTGAGGATTATAAGAACCAAATAATGTTTGCTCTGCCATTTCTATTTCCTTTAGTAAGGGCTGTAACCACCGCTTGTGTCTTCAAGATAACTTGGGTAAACATCGCCACTGTAATCACCGTAATAACTAATTTGGTTACTAGGAGGATTATAGGTGGCTGTAGATTGCGGTGCTGGTGCTTGTTGTTGACCAAATCCTAGACTTCCAAAAAAGTCTTTCATTAGGTTTTGACTAGCAAGATTCCTAGTACCAATCTGTGATAGTTGACCACCAAGTCTGGTCTGTGCTGCTGCCATGCCACCTTCTAATAAAGACCGACCAGCAGAAGCGCCAGCCGTGGCTGTTCTACCACCCAACTGAGCACCAATGTCCAGAGGTTGCTGACCTGCCTGCTCAAGCAACTGAGATACACCGAACTGGGTCTGGAATGGTGCTAGTGCCGATGTCTGTAATTTACCGGCCTCACCAAATAAACTAGTGCCATAAGCAATACGATTCCTTGCTTCTTGTTCTGCCTGTGCAGCCAATTGCAGGTCTTGTGTGCGCCTTGCAGTAGCCAATGCAGCCAACTCAGGCTGACCTACATCACCAATATTGAGGCCTGCACGACCACGACCAAATACAGAAGCACCTAATCTTGCCTCTTCACGCTGACGGATCGGGTCAAGCATTGCATACTGTTCTTGCAGATACTGGTTACGAGCCTGCTCTGGGGTCTGTGCAAGGTACTGTTGACCAAGACCAAACAAGGTCTGAGAAGGCGCTACAGCCTGTTCTGCAAGCCCTAGACTGTCTCCGTAGAGGGTAGAGAGCCTGTCTTGAAGAGCCTGTATCTCTGGCGATGTAGTATAACTAGCACCACTAAGACGGCCTTCAGGACCGTACTGAAACTGTGATTGTCCAAACCTAGTGGAGATGCCTACAGGCCTAAACCGAGCCTCTTCGGCTGCTAATTGTGCAGCACGTTCTTGAGCATCGGCTGCATACCTAGCGGCTTCGGCTTGTTTGTTGGCTGCTGATCTTGTAGCCCGTGCGCTTATGGCTGATCCAATTACGCTGCCTATTGCGTTACTCATTTAGATTACCTCTTTTTCTAAAATGTATCCAGTTAGTTTAAAACCAAACTTCTTCTCAAATGCTTTATAGTTACGCTTAGTGCCCATGATTATTTTCTTGTAGCCTAATTGCTTTGCTAGTTCATTGAGATAGATATTCCAGTAATGTCCATCACCATAAACTTGCAGAGCAACTAAAGCATCGTCATGCTCAGTCCAAGACATAAAACCATGTTCATTTTCAACTAAGTTGTCTAATCTTATTCTGGTATCTTTAGACTTAGTTAGGTATTCTTTTATTTGTTCTTTATTCATTAAGTCTTCATAATGTAGCAAAGAGCATAGTACGGGGGCAGGTTAGCATTAGTTGCTGACGAGCCTGTTGATGCGTTAGTAGTAGCAACCGTTATGCCTGTGGTATTGGAATTTATTGACGTTGTTCCACCACCGCCGCCAGTTGTAAAATTACCAGCCCCGGTTGCGCCAATTATGGCCACATTTGTGGAATGTGTATGCCCCGGATCTGTGACTACAGAAGTAGCTGTGTGTGTATGGCTTACGACTATGGCATTAGCAGAGCCACCAGTATCGCCTACTGCGTAAGTAGACCCAGCACCAACAACAAACTTATCTCTTAAGTCTGGTGTAGAGTTAGAACCATTACACAATACCCAACCAGATGGTATAGAAGCAGCAGAGCCTGACCAGATAATAATACCACCGCTAGGAAACGCTGCTGCTACTGCTGTAGAAACAAAGGCTGTGGTTGCAATCTGCGTAGTGTTTGTCCCAGAAGACGCTGTAGGCGCTAACGGAGTACCTGTAAGTGTTGGGCTGTTGCTGTCTGCCTTGGATGATATAGCAGAGGCAATGGCGGTGTATTCCGCATCAATCTCAGTTCCTTTGATAACCTTCGCTGGGTTACCAGTGCTAAGTGCGTCTTTAGATGCAAAGTTAGTTGCTTTCGTGTAATTGCTCATACTGTTTTTCCTTGTGCGACATAGACATCGATTTTCTGAATAGAAAGAGGATCACCATTTAATTCGGCTTCTAATCCTAGTTGTAGGACTGCCCCAGTACCGCCTGCATTGATCTGGAACTGGTCTAGGACGACACCATTGGAGAATTCAGCAATGTTGTATTCCCCAACATTATACTCGTAAACTACGCCAATGTCAAGCAATTTCGTTTCACTATTGTAATTTTCTTTGTAATCAAAGCCCCATTTGATGGCTATAGCGTCACCAGAGCCTCCAATGACCACAAATCCTATCTTTTTAAGGACTTTTAAGGCTGTTGGGCTACCAAAGTCAAAGTAATTGGTGTAATACTGTAGCCGGTAAGTAGAGGCATTATCTAGGTGTCCAAAGTATCTAGCGATATACCCAGGCTTGCCTAACAGCAGTTGCTTGGATTGGTTAACAAATAAGGCCTTTGGATCGAGGCTATCCCATATCGTGACACGGGCAGATCCGTCCTGTAGAGCACCCCGCATATCAAAGCAGTA